GTGACAAAAGTCTCTCAAGATGGATTTAGCATGATGCTTCATCTCAATACCACATTTATCAAAGAGGAATGGGCTTGGAGTAATGAACTCATCAAGCTTCATCTTATCTAAGGGATCCTGTTTATGACGCCAATCTCCGCTTGCCTTTGCGGTGATGTCAGGATACAAAGTCTTTGGCATCAACCTGTAGATGTTATACCAGAGAGGAATAAAACTTGGGTAAATCTGAGCTAATCGTGATAATTTGTTAATTATCGTGATTACCTCACCCATGTTAGTGGGATAACGAAAGTCATAAGACTCTACGTACCCAAATCCGTCAAGGAAATGGGCCCCACAAGATTCCCTATAATCACTGTTAATATACGTTTTATCGTAGTTAACAATGAAACTGGCGCTCTCAAGATCTTTCACAAGATCTTCTGCAAACTCATTAGGGATGATAATATCATCCCCAAAGACGCTGCAGTTAGAGCAATACGATCTACATAGTGCGTAAAGGATAAGGCTCATAAGCTCAAACGTAAACCCATTTCCCATACTTGAAATCTTTTTGATGAAGAAAAATTCTCCATCTAAATCAAGGGTCATTTCTGACCGAGTTTGATCAAGTAGATCAAAAACTCGTCTGGGTAATAAGTAGCGAATGAGATCATATGAAATGCTATCACTAGCATTTTTCAGATCGATTGTCGCGAACTTAGGATCGCTAATCAGACTACGGTGCAAATCTGCTGTAGTCTTTAAATCGATACCGTACTCCAGAAGAGAGTTACGGATGCCGATTCCAATACGTCTTTGGGTCAGGATATTCGCAAGAGGTTCGATGCAAATAGGTCTGTCCACCAGATTGTTCTTGGGGACAGTAGAAAACCTATTACCTCGAACCATTTCAGTTACGGCATAAAGTTTAAAACCGAAAATCTTTTTGGGGGCGTCAGGGAAGTTCCCATAACGCTGCCATAAGACACGGTTTATCTTCCTCATGTCGTTCTGAGGCCCTGCGAAAAGCTTCGCAAATCTACGACGAGTCGCTAGTTTTAAACTACGATTAGCGTAAACAGTAGCTAACCATAATTCAAAGTTATCTTCTGTGCAAGTCCACGTACTTCGACTAAGTTTTGATTCAATAGAATTAAAACCTAATGTAGGTACGAACTCACTTCCAGAGGTGAACTCTAATGATCCTAACCGAAAACGGTTAAGAACTTTAGCGATAATCATCTTTGCGATGGCCCAGTTGGGTCTATAGAGCCTACTAAAGCTCAGATCGTTATCACGACCAACCCAAGAGTCCCAGCAAGAATTTCTCCTTGCTAGTCTTTGGGAAGAATTTGGTCTTTCGAGTTTACTGAGGTATCGCTTTTGTGCGATAGTCTCAGCT